CGATTACCTATGCTATTCCTGTGCATCATCCTATTGGACAAGCAGCGAGCAGAGCAAAGATCGGTGTAGTATTTCATACTCATTATACTGGTGATGATTTACAATCTATGCAAGCTCTTGCTGGTGCAAAAGTAACAGGATCAACAGAAACTCTTGTAGTAAATAACGACACACCCATGCACAAGGTAGGATTGAATCATCAAGAAGAGGTTAAATTTGATAATTATGTCAAAGACATTGAAAAGATGTGTAAGCAATGTGGTGATTTTCTAGATGAGTTAGTAGGTGCTAGTGGCACTAAGGGTGATGCCAAGTTTCATATATCATCTTATCTAAAACAATTTTTTAATAATGAGATTAAAAATGCTCGTAGTATTAACGATGTGAATAGAGCATTGATTGAGTTAGGAAACTTCTATCATGCAAAGATGAGTAAGGAACTTGCAAAAATTAAAACTCCTGATAACTTAGTTAAAAAACGTAATCTGGTATATCAAAGCGAAAATTATCTTGTAAACAACTCATCTAAATTTAAAGCTATGTTGACACTTTACAAGGAATTGCAAGAAGTCAAACAAATGGTTATAGATAAACTGGATCATCTAGAAGAATTTAGAACCTTTGTTCAGACGGATAAAGGATATAAAGTCACAACTCCTGAGGGTTATGTTCTTCATAAAGATGGAGACATGATCAAGTTTGTTAACCGTCTTGAGTTCGCATACAATAACTTCACTCTTCAAAAGCAATGGCGTTAGACGGAAAGGTTTGCTACTTTACATTTGGTAGGTTTCAACCACCAACCACAGGTCATAAGGAAAACTTTGACGGTGTGAAACGTGCTGCTGGAAATAATGATTATCGTATATACATTTCACAGACTGTAGATACTAAAGGAACTAATCCTCTATTGCCTAATAGAAAGTTATTCTATATGAACAAGATGTTTCCAATGCATCGTGGCAAGATATATTCAGGTCCTAAACAACCAGTAGCTGCAATGCAGGATCTTATGTTGGCAGGATATGATGAGGTTGTATTTTTGGTAGGATCTGACAGGGTTTCTGCTATGCAGTTCCTCCATAAATATAATGGAAAGGATTTTTCCTTTAGGAAGATTGATATTAAATCTTCTGGAAGTAGAGATGCTGATGGTGATACCTTTGCCATCTCAGGAACAAAAATGCGTCGTGCAGCACATGTTGGCGACTTTAAAACATTTCGTTCTGGTATTCCTAGTGCCTTAAATGATAATGATTGCCGTGCTCTCATGGTTGAGATCGCAGCAAACTTGCCAAAAAATTTCAAATGAAGGATTTTAAAAAGTTACGTGAAGAAGCACTGCGACAACAACAACGTCAAGCAGAAGTTTTCAAAGAAGGTGATGCAGTTATGTCTGCTCGTACAGGAGACAAAGGACGCATCCATAGAGTAGGTGGTAACTACGCTATTGTCATTACAGACGATGGAAATATGTTACGTGAATGGATAAAAAATATTAGAACTATAAATAATACGAGAAGAACTTCCCTTTTGAACGATGAAGAAACCAGATCCAATTAATAAAGTACATAATAACGACGAGTTTTCCAGTGGATTGATGGAATCCTACGGAAGATGGATGGACGGAGATACCTTCCAAGGCACAGAAATGCCTGATCTTCATGAAGCTCCATTTGATGGTATGGATCCTCAGTCTAATGGTGCAGAGATAGAGCAGACTTCAATTAAGAAAAAAGAAGTAAAGAAACCATCTGCTAAAGCACAACTAGCTGCTAACGAAGAGTATGAAGTTCTTGAGAGAGAAGAATTTGAACTCAATGGCGAGATTTGGATTTTAGAGAAAAGACTATATGCAGTAGAAGGTAGCATGGAAACTGCACGTAAGAACGTTGGTGCATCTACATGTTGGAAAGGATATAAGGCACAAGGAACTAAGAAAAAGGGTGGTAAGACTGTTCCTAATTGTGTAAAAGCTGGTGATGAGTTAACTCATGATGGAGAAGAATTAGAAGAAGGTAAGAAAGGTCTCTATGCTAACATCCATGCGAAGAGAAAGAGAGGAGAACCACCTGCAAAACCAGGTCATGAAGATTATCCTGCTAAAGATGCATTTAAGAAAGCAGCAAAGACAGCTAAGAAGGAAGAAGTAGAACTAACAGAGAAAAAATTAGATCCAGTTGGTAAAGAGGACAAGGACATTGACAATGATGGAGATCATGATAAGTCAGACAAGTACCTAATTGCTAGACGCAAGAAGGTAAGTAAAATCCTTGCAATGAAAAAGAAAAAATGAAACCTTTCAAACAATTCCGAGAGGAATGTGATTGCAAGGACAAAGAACGAAAGACTAAATCTAAAAAGAAAAGTCAAGTAGAAGTCATGCCTCGTATTCCTGACGCCCAGAAGGGAATGACTACCAATGTAAATAACGAGTCAAGAGATTATGTCACAGAAAAAGCAAAATCAAAATCGCAACAGAGATTTATGGGAATGGTTAGAGCGGCTCAGAAAGGGGAAAAAGCAGCCTCACCTGAGATTGCCAAAGTTGCAACCTCCATGTCCAAATCCGACGTAAAAGATTTTGCTAAGACAAAACATAAGGGATTACCAGAGAAGAAAGTAAAGAAAGAATCATTTGAGTCTGGTGTAATGAAAGCGAGGAGATATCATAGGGTAGGAAAACTCATGTCCTTCAAGGATTTTATGAAGATAATGGGTGATATTTTAGGGGAGTGGGAAAAGTAATAAATAGAAGAACACACTATGGAATATTACCATGTTTTCTTTTTTACTTCCACTTGCAACGAAAATTATTTCAGACGCAGTAGCTAAGATTCCTGACAATGAGGAACTTGGAGAAAAACTTATTGAAATTTGCTTAGTTATCTTAGGTAAGGCAGTCAAACTGACCAAGACCGATATGGATGACAAGCTACTTGAGACTGTCAAAGCTGCTATAGCAGCAAAGGAATAGTCCCTTTTATAAATAAAACTTAGAACAATATACGATTAGAGAAAAGATGTCACTTATTGGAACAACGGATGCAGCTGCATTCTCACAAAGTATTGGTGTCGTCAATGGCGATGCTACCGTAACAAAGAACGCTGCTGACACCGTTGTCGGTGGTGATGTACTTTCAATTTCTGGTGTTAACTACATTGTTAAGACCGTTACTAGCACAACTAGCATAGAATTACACAAAGCATATGCTGGAGCAACTGCAACAGTTGCTAATACTGCTGTAATTAAAAGAACTCCTCCAAAACACGTTGCAGAATTTGTAATCTTAGGTGGAGATTCTAATAGTTATGAACTAATTTTTGCTGATTCTACTGAGGGTTCTCTTAACGAGAGTAAGTCTCGTGGAATTAAAAATCCTGGTTGGTGGTTGTATAGAACATATACAGATCACTATGGTAACACACGTCATAAGGCAGAATGCATAGCAGCGATGTCAGTTGCTGCTGGTACATCTGGTGATATGGCTGATGATACCATTGCTGCTGATGTTGCATCTTCTGTAGCTATTGGTACACAACCTTCTGCATCTACATCATCTTCTGGTGCTGGTACGTTTGCGAACCTTGCTACAACTACAACAGGAACACCTGGAGCACTTGCATATGTTTGGCAACGTCAGACTGCATCTGGTAAGCGTTGGCAGAACATCACTGCTTCACTTGATACAGGTATTACTTATACTAACTTCACTACAGCCACACTTGGTTACACTGGACTTGGTGGTGCTACCTTAGATGGACAGAAGTATCGTGTTAAGATTACATCTGCAAACGGTACTGAAGAAGTAATCTCTGATGGAGCAGCAACTCTAACATTCGGTAGCTAATGAATGAACATTACTGAATTGACACCAGATAACTGGTTATTTTTCGCTATTCAAAACTATAACAACCCGTCGTCCGTAACTTATTCTGATTTTGAAGAAGACTTAAAGAGATTTAAGTACATCAAAAGACTGTTTAAAAGGTATGAAACGACGGGAGAGCTCAAGACTCACTTGATACTTAATCATGTGATCGTATTATACAATGTGTTTGGTGAAGCAGGGAC